TTAAAGAAAGGCGAGCAAGATGGATAAAGACTTTTTGACTAAACGTGCTGGCGCATTCACAAGTAGCGAAATTTACAAGCTGGTGGCAAGGCACAAAAAAACTGGGGAATACTTAGTGAGCAGAGATAGTTACATAAACAAAGTATTTATGGAATTGCAATATAATTGCCCGATGTCAAGCTATGGAGATAGTAGACCAACTATCTGGGGCAAGTTACTTGAAAAATGGTACATGGCTCAGATTGAATTGGGTACACCAACACCAACCGATACCTTAACGCATCCAGAATGTTTGTTATGGAAGGGAACACCTGACATGATATACAAAGAAGAAAAAATGGTAGGGGATCTTAAATGCCCAAGTGATTTAGAAAGGTTTGCAATAGCTTATGAATGTAAAGGAGATATACATAAATTGAGGGCTACCTACAAAGAAGGCGAGAAGTATTATTGGCAGTTGATGAGTAATGCTATTTTAACTGGCAGCGACAGATGCAAACTTGTTTTTTACGTGCCAAGCGAAGCAGACATAGAAGAACCCAAAACTGGAATCAGGGCATATGCCGATGATGGAGAAGGAAAACATCATTGGGTATTGTTCTCAAATTACTACGAATTGCCACACGTTCCAAAAGAAAGCAGCTTGCCTAATCAAGTAGTAATTGAATGGCAAGTAGACAAGATAGAAAGGCAGCAGTTAATTAATGATGTATTAAGCGCAGCCGAAGAAGTAACCAGCAAACTATTTTCAAAAATAAATAATGACTAAGCTAACAAAAAGAAAAGGATTTAACTTTTTGCGAAGTTACTTTGATGTCCTAAACGAATTAAAAAATGATTCCGATAAATTGAATTTTTTAATGGCTATTATTAATAAGCAGTTTTTAGATGAGAACCCAAAAGACTTAGAATTTTTAGTAAATTTATGTTATGAAAGCCAAAGACATCAAATAGAAAAAAGCGTAAAGGGTTGGAAGCAAGCAAGTAATACTGACCTATTGGGCAACCCATTAAGTGACCCCAAGGGTAACCCCCCAAGTAACCCCCCAAGTAACCCCCTAAGACCCAAGGGGGAAGTACAAGAACAAGTACAAGTACAAGTACAAGAGAAAGTAAAATATATTCCTGACTTTTCTGAATTTTTAGATCATGCCATTTCAAAAGAACCAAACGTTGATGAATATGCCTTAAAGCTAAAGTTTGAAAGCTGGGTTGAAAATGGATGGAAAGACGGCAATAATAGAAAAATAACTAATTGGAAATCTAAGTTGACAAATACCATTCAGTTTATTGCCAAAGGCACTAACTCACGAATAAAAAGAAAGGTTAAGGTATTTTAATGATTACTGAGCAGATTTATGCTATTAATGCACAGATAGTTTATGACCTTGACTGCACAAATACCAACGGCAAAAACTCAACACCTTGCCCAGTTTGCAGCCCATCAAGAAAAAAGCAAAAAGCAAAATGCTTAGACTACAACACAAACTTAGGAGTGGGATATTGCAACCACTGCGAGGAACGTTTCGTAAAGCACAAGCCACACGAAAATCAAGTGGAATACAAGATTCCTGAATGGTCAAACAAAACAGATTTGTCTGCTAATGCTGCAAAGTGGTTTGAAACCAAAAGGATGATAAGCCAAGAAGTCTTGATCAAGATGGGCGTTTGTTCAAAGTCGGTTTATATGCCACAACTATCAGGCGAGGCAAATTGCATTTGTTTTCCTTTCTATAAGGATGGCAAGGTAGTCAATGTGAAATACCGAGATGCGCAAAAGAATTTTAAACTTGAATCTGGTGCTGAACTTATATGGTATAATTATGATGCAATAAAAAGCAACAAAGAAATAATAATTTGCGAAGGCGAGATTGATGCCTTGAGTTTTATTGCAGATGGAATGGCTAATGTGATAAGCGTACCAAATGGCGCAAGCGCAAAGCAAATGTCATATCTGGATTCAAGCATTAAGGAACTGGAAAAAGTAGAAACGTTTATAATTGCAACGGATGGAGATGCAAAAGGTATTGAACTAAGAAATGAACTTATAAGAAGGCTTGGAGAAGGCAAATGCAAAACGGCTCATTTTAAGGAGTTTAAAGATGCAAACGAGTATAGGGTTCACAATGGGCATAAAAGTCTCTTAGAAGTCATTAAAAGTGCCAAATACGTTAAAATAGATGGTGTAGTAAATGCAGAAGATATTGAAACCGATGTTGTCAACCTTTTTAACAATGGTTTACCAAAGGGAAAAAACATATCTTTTCCAGTGATGGATGAGTTAATTACTTGGGAAACTAAAAGACTTTTGGTTGCAACTGGAACGCCTCAATCTGGCAAGAGTGAAATTATTGATTTTATAACGACTAAATTAAACTTAAAACATTTTTGGAAGTGCGCCTACTGGACTCCAGAGAACTTTCCTATTGCCTACCATTACTCTAAGCTGAATGAAAAGATAAGTGGCCTATCATTTAATAAAGCAGACCAAACGGAGGCCATGTTTTGGAACGTGCATAATCACATCAAGAAAAACTTTTTTTGGGTTGATCCTGATGACAACTTAGGCGTGGATAATATTTTAAGCAAGTTTGAATTTTTGGTAAAGACTAAGGGTATAAAGATTTGCGTTATAGATCCATTTAATAAATTAGATAATTCCACAAGGGATAATGAAAGGCAATACATAAGCAAGCTACTTGACAAACTAATTTTGTTTGCCAAAAAGAATGATGTCTTGATGATTTTAATTGCTCATCCAACAAAGCTGCGAAAGCAAGATGATGGCACTTATCCAATGCCTACAATGTATGATATTTCAGGGAGTGCAGATTTTTGGAATAAAGCTGATTACGGCATGGCATTAAGTAGGGCGCAAGAATCCGATACAAAGAAATTTTTAAATGAGGGCATTTGCTCAATTCAAAAAGTAAAGTTTAAACATTTGGGAAAGACTGGGGCTTTTGAATGGTTCTACAATTTTAAGAATGGAAGGTATAGTGCAAAAGGTCAAGGCGTTGCCGTTGACATAGATAGCGACAATAAAAGCTGGCTACCTACTCAGCCAATTAACGAAGATTTGAACGCAGAGTGGACACCATTTGATTAAATAAACTATGAACAAAGAAGAAATAAGTATAATTAATTTTAGTGGAGGCCGTACATCGGCATACATGACAAAAAGATTAATTGATGAAGGCTTGCAAAATTACTTAGTTGTGTTTCAAAATACTGGAAAAGAAATGCCAGCAACGTTAGATTTTATTAATGAATGTGATAGGCAATGGAACTTAAATATGGTTTGGTTAGAATATAGATACGGCAATAATTTTGAAGTCGTAGATCACAAAACGGCATCACGAAAAGGAAGGCCATTTGATGAATTGATTGCTTGGAACAAAGGAGTGCTGCCTAATACAATGATGCGATTTTGCACAAAAGAAATGAAAATCAACACATTGAAAAGATGGGCTAAAAGCATAGGCATTAAAGAATGGAATCACTATATCGGAATAAGATACGATGAACCAAGAAGATATGGTAAGACATCAATGCTCCCAAATTATATGACAGTTGAGCATCCATTGGTCAAATGGAAAACTACAAAAAAAGATGTATTAAATTTCTGGAAAGAGCAAGATTTTGATTTAATGGTTAACGAACCATACGGAAATTGTGATGGATGTTTTTTAAAGGGCAAAGGCAAGCTGGCTATCATCGCAAAAGAAAAGCCTGAACTTTTTAATTGGTGGATAGATAAAGAAAAGAAAAGTGGCAATACTTTCAAGAAAGAAATTAGCTACCAGTTATTAAAGGATAAGTCTATTGCGCAACAAGGCTTGTTTGATGGAGATCCATCGTTTGAATGTTTTTGCAACACAGATTAAAATAATGAACATAGAAGAATATATATTAAGATTATTTGACCACATTGAAGAAAAAAATGCTGAGATGAAAGAAAGTGGTTTGAGCAAGGTTAACAGATACAATGCAATTAAGAAAGCATTGCGTGAGGTTTATGCCAAAGAGATTAAGGAAATGTATGAAAAGAAAATATAAA